GTTTTAGTAATAAAGATTCATTATTCTCAATTATAAATAATACAAGCACTGCTGTTGGTAGGCGATTACTTATGAATAGAATTTGTAATCCTATTAATAATATTGAAGAAATCAATAAAAGATATGATTTGGTAGAAAGTGCTATTAAAGATGATTTATATAAATCAATAAAAAAGGATCTCTCACATGTTATTGATATAGAAAGATTACATAAACAAATATATTTAAAAACATTGGATCCAAATCGTTTTTTATCACTAGAAACAGCATATACAATCATCAATGATGTTATTGATATTTTATCAGACAATGAAGACTTTAAACAAATCATACCATCTAATGAAACTATCAAACATTTTAATGAATTTATAAATGACTATCAACAAACATTTAATTTAGAAAAAGTATATGGAATGCGAATAAGTTCAATGTCTGATAATTTCTTTAATGAAGGTGTAGATGAAACAATTGATAAACTTAATCACGAAATTAATGATTGTGAAGAACTATTTGAATTGTTATCAATAAAATTATCAAATTACATAGAACCAAATAGCAATTATGTTAAAATACATAGTAAAAATAAGGGTAATTATGTACTTTCCTTAACAAAAAAAAGAGGACAAATCTTAAAAGAAAGATTATTAAATTTAGGGAAAATTAAACTTGATTTAACATCTGGATCTATTAAAATTAAATCATCCAGTATAAAAATAGTCAATCATAACAAAAATACATCAAAAATACAATTGGAACTTTTATCCGATGCTTCAAAAAAACTTGATAGTTATAAAATAGAATTAGAACATATTCTTAAAAAGAAATACATTGAATACTTAACATATTATTGTGATACATATTCAGAGACATTGAGAAAAATAACATCCTTTCTTGGCGAAATTGATTTCATTGCTAGTTGTGCAAAAACATCTATAATGTTTAAATATACTCGTCCAATTATAGATGGAGATGTTGATACGAGTTATGTAGATATCAAAAGCCTTCGTCATCCAATCATTGAAAGAATACAAAATGATGTAGAATATGTACCAAATGACATTATTCTTGGTAAAGAAACACATGGTATGTTATTATTTGGAACAAATGCATCAGGTAAATCTAGCTTAATGAAAGCAGTAGGTCTAAATATTATTATGGCACAAGCAGGTATGTTTATTTCAGCAGATTCTATGATATACCATCCATATGACTATCTATTCACAAGAATACATAATAATGATAATATCTTTAAAGGACAATCATCATTCGCTGTTGAAATGGGTGAATTAAGAAGCATTTTAAAACGTTCTCATTCTAAAAGTATTGTTTTAGGAGATGAATTATGTAGTGGAACAGAGAGCATTTCAGCACGCTCTATTTTTGCTACAAGTGTTGTTAAGTTAGCAAACGCACATACTAATTTTATGTTCGCTACTCATTTACACGAATTATGTGATTTGGATATTATTAAAAAATTAGAAAATGTTAAATCATATCATTTAAAAGTCATTTTCGACAACGAGAACAAAATACTTATATATGATAGAAAGATGGAAGAAGGTAATGGAGAAACTATATATGGTATTGAAGTATGTAGAGGTCTTGGCTTCGAACATTCATTTATTACAATGGCTAATGATATACGTAAAGATATATTAAATATAGATTCATCTATATTACCAAATAAACCATCACATTTTAATGCAAATGTATATGTAGATTATTGTGAGATTTGTCGTAGAGAAGGTATCCATCAAAAAGGCGAAGATGTTCATCATATAAAATTTCAATGTAGAGCAGATGATAATGATTTAATTGGATTTATCCATAAAAACAATAAATCAAATCTTGTTGTTTTATGTAAATCATGTCATGATCGCGTCCACAACAAAGATATTCATATTAATGGATATATACAAACAACTGGCGGTGTTGAATTAGACTATAAGATTTTAAATAAACAAGAACTTAAACAAAAAAAGAAAAATAGGAAAAAATATAATGAAAAACAAATAGAACTCATTTTGTCAATGAAAGATAAACATTCAAGAAAAAATATTTGTTTTTTATTAAAAAAACATCATAATATAAAAATAAGTGTATCAACACTAAATAAAATATATAATAATAAATATTAGACAATCGTCTCATTATAATCTGGTTTCCCTTCTATACTTAATGTTATATTTGGTGGTGATGTAATTGTATCAGCGACATTACTTAATAAACTAGATACATTTTCTGTATTATTTTCAGCATTCGTAATATTTGAAAACAATTGGTCTTTAAGGTTTCCAAACATATTAGATATGGATGAACCTAAGCTATCTTCATAAATTGTCTCTAACTTTTCTTGAATCTCCTTTTGTGTAGGATAACGTCCATTTAATTGAAAAAATGTATTACGAAATTTATTAACTCTTTCCGTAATTGCTTTAGTTTCCTTTAGTTTTTCCTCATCCAATGATGGTTCTAGATTATTAAGAAATTCCTCTTCTAATATTTTACTTTTATTTAAAAATTCATCCTTGTTTTCCTCAAATTGTTTTAAAAACATGACTTCCAATTTCTTTCGTTCCTTCTTTGTTAATTCAAATGCCTTTGTTGGTCTTAATGTTTCTATAATTTCTGGACGTATAACATCTTTTACTTTCTTAAACACTTTGTTAAATTGCATTGTTATCTTCTTAGGAATCAAAGGTGAAATTTCCAAAAGACGATCATATTCTTCTTTACATATCTTTAACATTTCAAAAGGTCCCATACGATCCAACGGATGTTTTGTTAATTCTGTCTTAACGTTTCTATAAAACTTACCCCATGACAAAGATGCTACTCTATGTGATTCATTTAACTCAGCAATTTTTAGATATTGTGAAATAGTTGTAATAACACCAGCAATAATATTAAGAGACCCAATTGCCATAACAACTAAATCTTTATGTTCTTCACCAAAACGATCTTGTGCAAAATTAGCTGTTCCAGTAATTGTGGATAAAATAATAACTGGGATTGTAAACCAAGTGTTCTTTTTTCTATATTTTTCGTGTGCTTTTAAATGCATCCATTGATAACATTGTGCTTTATCCGCCCATTCTTCTAAAAGTGTCTCTTCTTCTTCTTTCCAAAAACTCCGCTTATGATTGTTCGGCTTCTTTTCTTCGTTATCCGATGAGTCACTATCCATTTTAAACTATAGAAAGACATTTTCATAATCAAAATGAACGAAGCCTTATAATTTTAAACTTCGTTTTCTCCAGTATTTTCTTCAGTGTTTTCTTCAGTGTTTTCTTCAGTGTTTTCTTCAGTGTTTTCTTCAGTATTTTCTTCAGTGTTTTCATTTTTGTTATTATTTGAACCCAAAAAGTCAGTTAATGTTTGATTCTTTAATTGATTTGTTAATTTATTTGAAATATCATGATAATATTGTAAGTAACCTTCTAAACAATTACAATAATTGTTATATTCCAGTACTAGATGATTTTTTTGATTATCCAATATATATCTTAAGTTTTTACAATGATAATTACCTTCTTTCATTTTATTATCTGTTTTTGTGATAAATTGATTAAAGTGTTCTAAAACAGATTGAATAATTGTTAAATTATTAATAAGTGAATTTACCAAAGTGATAACGACATCTACACTTAATTTATTATCAACTTGTTTAATTGGTGATATTTTGTTTAAAAGATCTTGTGTCTTATTTGTAGTATCATATTCTTCATTTATATTATCAAGTGAGCTGGCAATCATTATAACACTCTCTGCCAAGTCATAAATATTCTTATACAATTGGGTTAAAATAATATTATTAGTTTTATGTGTATATGATAATTCGTTTTCCAATAATAATGATTGGAAATTAAGATTATTTATACAACTTGATAATCTTAGTGTTTTTTTAGAAGAAAATTTACCCACAATTTTCTTAATGTCTGCATTTTTTTGATTCATTTGAACTATATAAGTGTTTGTATAGACAAAATTATCTTTAATCTGATTAATTAAATCTATAAAAGTGTTTTGCGCTAGTTTATAGATTTCCATATATATATAATATATTATTTAAAAAAAAATTATCTATTTATTTTAGTATTTGCAGATATTACATAAATACTATTTTCAGTAATAACAATATATTCTGTTTCACATTTAAATGTTTTAATAATAGGTGAAGTATGTTCCTCACTATTTTTATAAATTATTTTATCATTTTCATATGTAGCAATACATACATTGTCATTAAGAGAGTCCTTATAAAAATAATAGCATATAGGCTTGTCCTGTTCAATTGATAATTTAGTTACCTGGTTTGATGTTTTTTCAGACGGCATTTTATATGAATGATTGTTTGACATTTTCTAATTTAAACGTAGATATTATAAATTAAAAATAGACACATCAACTTTAAATAGTTTATAATTAAATATTATTTAACCATTTATGTTCTAAACATTGTTTAGCTGTAAAACGTGATATCCAATTATAATCTAACATTTCTTTTAACAGATCACTTATTAACGAAATATCTTTTTCTGATAAATCTTTTCTTTTAGACAGTAATTCTTCCAAAGATGTTTTAGTAAATTTGTTTTTATATTTTATTACGCGACCTTTTTTGTCAAATATGCAATCAGATAAGTTACATTGTGATGACATATATTTAGGCATTTCCCCCAATACACTATACATCAATGCGATATGTTTGCGATCTCGATCTATTTTATTTTTGTTTGATTGTGGATTAAATAAATACTCACCTATTAATAATTCATATAATATACATCCTAAAGACCAAATATCTGCTTTCGTATTATAACTTTGTCCTATTATTACTTCTGGTGCCCTATATTGTCTTGTTTGAACATCTTCTGTTATATGTTTAAATATTGAACAACAATTACCAAAATCACATAATTTATAAGAAGTTATGTGATTATATTCATTATTATAACTATTATCCACGTTTTTATTAGATTCAAAATATTTACGGACAAGTTCTTGTAATTTTGCAATTGCTTTTTTTTTAAATATTTTTCTTTCATGAATCTTTTTATTTTTAGAAAATTCCTTAGGAAATTCTATATTACAAGTTAATATTTCTTTAGGATTTAGACTTCTAAACCAATCAATTATTCCTTGAACGTCTTTTGATAATGTACCACAAAGTATATTTTCCATTTTTAAATCAGTATGAACAACATTACAAGTATGATGAATATGTTCTAGTGCCTTCAACATATGAATCATTATACGTTTAACATTATGTATAGGCAAACCATTTCTGTATATATTAAACAATTCAAATATTTCTTTACCCAATAGCTCACATACAAAACATATAATAGGTAGTTCTCCTTTACGTTCTATGTCAAAACTATCATGTAGTTTCATAACATATGGACAATCATTACCAATTTTGTCAAACATAGAACGTTCATGTAGTGCTGCTGAATAATTATCTTGTATTTTCATAGCATAAAAATTATCATCTTCAATTGAGTAAACAAGCCATACTCTACAAAATGATCCCTTATTTAAATATTTTAAAACAATGTATTTTTTGTTGTATATATTTCCTATAACATCTTGTGAAATATATTCTTCATCATCTGATGATATTTCACCACAACTATTATAATCATTTTTTTTAAATCCTCGCCGTTGTGCGATAGCGATAATACGTTTCATTGTAATAGTTTAATATAGAAATATCTTTAAATCAACTAAAAATAAAATAAATGTTATATTTAATGGAGTATACCGAAATAACTTTATTACATTCAATGTTCCCACAATATGATGTAGAACTTATAGATATTCTATATGAGACATATAGAGATGTTTCTAAATGTATGGATAAATTAAATGATATGGATAAGGAATATGATGTCAATTTAATGTCTAAAACATATAAAACTACAAAAAAGAACAATCAAACGAATAACAAACTTAATAGTAATTTAGATGATATTATTAAGTTAGAAGATATTAGTTTTAAACAAAAAGTATATCGTGTATTACCTAAAATAAAAACAAAAAACAAGTATCGATTATTAGATGATAATGATATGGAAATGGAACCAATAGATAATTGAATAGGTGTTAATTAAATTATTTATATATAATATATGGAAGAAGATATATTAGACACACTTGTTCAACTTAGTGATTATATAAATGAAGGTGTAAATCATGAAGTCTATTTACAAATTCTCGTAGAAAATTATTTAGAAGATAATATAAATTTTAATGAAGCATTAAGAGTCTTTAAAGATTATATGAGTACACAAGGAATTACACCAGAAAGTTATCATAAAGTCATAGTAGTAATGAATGATTTATCTGATATGTTTTTCCCGAGAGAAGAAATAGATGAGGAATTATTAGGTGGTAATATGATAGGTGGAAATTGTAAAAAACAAAGAACAATATTTAATAAAAAAAAGAATAACCCTAATTATATAGCGATAGATTGTTATGGGAGTGTAATGAGAGGGACAGATGGTAAAGCATATATATCTGTTGAAAAAAAATCAGGTATTTTTGATATGCAATGGAAGGAATACAAAGAATATAAAAACACAGATGTTGTTGAAAAACCTGATAAAGTAAATAGTGCTTGTAATAAATTTAAATATTTACCTGGTGGATGGAGAAACGATTTATTATCACCACCATATGATCCATTGGATTGTAAAGGTTTAAAACTTATTGGTAATGATGGAAATTTATGGATATCAACACCAGTAGGTAAAAACGTTCCATCTGCTCCAGCATATTGGAAATTAGTTTTGAAGAAAGCACCAAAGAAAGCACCAAAGAAGGTAACAAAGAAGGTAATAAAGAAGGTAACAAAGAAAGCACCTAAGAAGACAACTAAAAAGACAACTAAAAAATCAAAGAAGAAAACAATAAAAAAATCACGTGAAGGAAGACCATCACCACCATTATCTGCTAAAAATTTTAAATTAGGAACAAAAAAACGTGGAGGTGATGGAAACATGTGGATTATTGTAGAAAATAAAAATAAAGTAAAACGTTGGAAAAAAGTTAATTAAGTTTTTAAAAACATTTAAAAGATTGATATTTTAATTTAATATAGCAATGAGCGTTATTAAAGTAGAATATGTTTGGATTGATGGCTTTGGTAAACCAAGAAGTAAAACAAAGGTTCTTCATCAAGAACATCAACCAGTATTAGAAGATTTACCTATTTGGAATTACGATGGTTCTTCAACAGGACAAGCACCAGGTAGTGATAGTGAAGTATTTATTCGCCCACAAGTTATATACCCAGACCCATTTAGAGGAAATCCTCATATTTTAGTACTATGTGATACATATTTACCTAATGGAAAACCACATCCATCTAATACACGTTATAGTGCAGCACGTATGTTTAAGAAGAATAGCGAATTGGAACCAATGTTTGGTATAGAACAAGAGTTTTTTATTACAAGATGTGGAAGACCTTTTGGATTTCCTAGAGATATATTATATTATCCTGAACCTCAAGGCAATTATTATTGTGGAACTGGTGCCGATTATGCAAATGGTAGAAAGTTTATAGAAGACGCATTTGAAAAGTGTTTAAAAGCAGGTCTTAAATTAACAGGATTAAATGCTGAAGTAGCACCAGGACAGTGGGAATTTCAAGTATGTGCCAATGGTATTGACGCAGCCGATCAGTTGATTATGTTACGCTATATTGTTGATAGAACATTAGAGATATATGGCTGGAATATGAATATTCACCCCAAACCTGTATCTGGTGATTGGAATGGTTCTGGATGTCATACAAATTTTAGTACAAAACCTATGAGAGAAAAGGGGGGATACTCTGTAATTATAGATGCTGTTGAAAAACTTTCAAAAAAACATAAAGAACATATGGAAAACTATGGCGCTTATAATAGACTAAGAATGACTGGACAACACGAAACTGCATCATTTGATAAATTTAGTTATGGTGTAGCTAATCGTGGCTGTAGTATTCGCATACCAACAAGTACTGAAAAGAAGCAATATGGTTATTTTGAAGACCGACGCCCAGCTTCTAATATGGATCCATATGTAGTAACATCTCTTATATTTGAGACAACATCTTTGTGATTTTACCATACTACTTTAGCATCATCTTTATGGTCTATACATGAAAGAAACATTTCATTATCAATAGAGTTTATGAGATCTTCATCTTTCATTAATATATTTTTAAGAAACATTATACAATTATAATAAATTTTTTTTTCAACATCATTGGGAAATAATGAAATATCGCAATGATGATTATTAGAGAAGTATTCAATATGTGTTTCATCTATTTTATTTAAAACATCATATATTGTTCTTTTTTCAGATAATTCCGTTTTTATTTGTTTCATATCTTTTTCTAATGAATCTATTTTTTCTCCTATTTTAGATATATTCTGATTCATTTCAGATATTTGTATTTTTAATATTGAATATGATTGATCTATTTTATTATTTATTGTTGTATTGTTTTGTTCTATAGCATTTTCTATTAAATCATCATCATCTATAAATCTATAATCTATTCTAGGTGCTCTTCTATGAAAAACATTACCCATTATACTATAATACAATAATTTATAATAGCATTTAAGTAAGTTTTTTGGTGATGGAATAATGTGTTCTACTACTTATTTCATTGCCAAAGGGTAAGTCATTAAAATATAATGTTTTATAAATAATTTAAAAAAAAAACTATATTAATTTTAATGAGAAACGCTGACAAGTATGTCATTATTAAACTAATTGGGAAAGGTGGCTACGGAAACGTATATAAAGTGAAACCTAAAGGATTTCACAATTTATATGCAATGAAAAAAATAAATATTATATCAAGTAGTAGTTTGGATAATAAAAACTTAATTACAGAAATTAAAATATTAAAGTATACAGATTGTCCTTATATTGTGAAACTTCATGATATATTATTATTACGTTCGCATATATGTCTTATTACTTTTTATGCGAATAAAGGAGACTTACATAATGAAATAAAAAGATTAAAGAAAACATATAAATGTTTTGATGAATTGAAAGTATGGAACTATTTTATACAGATCTCATTAGGAATTAAATACTTACACGATAATAATATTATACATAGAGACATTAAAACATCTAATATTTTTATTCATAAAGAAAATGATGGAACAGAGATCATTAAGATTGGTGATTTTGGTATATCAAAAATCATTAAAATTAGCACTAATATGAGCAATACCATTATTGGAACACCTCTTTATATGAGTCCAGAATTATATAAACGTGAATCTTATGATAAAAAAATAGATATATGGGCTTTAGGATGTATTGTTTTTGAGATGGTAGAATTAATACCACCATTTAGTGCAAATACAATAGAAAAACTATCAAGAAAAGTAAAACAAGGTAAATTTAGAAAACCTATATGTAATTATACAACAGATATTAGTAAAATTATACCAAAATTAATAGAAATAAATGTGGATAAGCGTTATTCTATAGATGACGTTTTATCAAATGAAGATGTTAAAAAACATATGTATTTAGTTCCGTATCCAGAAATTAATTATGAAGTAGATAAAAAAATATATATGTCTGTGAAAACACCAAGAGGTATATCTGGATGGATGTCACTTGCAAGTAAAGATTTTGATTTAAATACAATATCAAAAAAGAAGAGAGTATTACCTACAAATGCTCCATCAATGCTTAGACGATGTTCTAAAAAACCTGATTTTATTTCTAAAAATAAATTACCAACAATTAAAAAAAAAAGTCCCAAAAAAAAATTGCCAGAAATTAAGAAAAAAAGTCCCAAAAAAAAATTGCCAGAGATTAATATTAAAAAAAACAATATTAAGAGTAAGTATAATCAAAGTTATTATAGACAATTTTTAGCAAAAAAAAATGTTAAACAAAGTATTAAAAATAACAAAAACATCAATAATGATCGGAGCGACATCCATAGTGTTATGGATAAACGGAGAATCATTAAGAATGAAAACATTGGCACAAGAAAAAATGAAAACAAAATTAAAACAAAAATGAACGAAAACACATACAAAAGAATAATTAATCATGATTTTAAATCATATGTTTCACCTTATTTTCAAAGATTACCTAGATTACAAGAAAATAAAAACATACAATATCTAAAAAAATTAGAAAATGAATCTAAAAGATTTCATAAAAAAAGATTACAACGAAAAAAAGAAATATTAATTAAAATTGGTTCAAAACATATATAAGTTATTTTAGAAAACATATATAAGTTATTTCACAAAACATATATAAGTTATTTCACAAAAAAAATAAAGATTGTTATATATTAATATGGTAGCATCACGCATTCAAATCGTAGCTATAGGGCATCAAGATAAACATCTCACAGGTAATCCTCAAATATCATTTTTTAAAGCTGTTTATAAGAGACATACAAATTTTTTTAGTCATAAGAAAAAAATAAAGTTTGATATTGCACCAGATTTCGGTACAAAAGGAACTGTTAAATTATCTCATTATGGCGATTTACTATATGATATGGCAGTTGTTTTTGATTTACCACAATTAACAACTGGTGGTAGTACAACAACAAATATTTCTTATACAAATGCTATAGGACATACTATTATTAAAAATATATCATTCAAATTAGGAGGGAGAACGATTGATAGTTATAGTGGTGAATGGCTTCATATATGGAAAGAATTAACAACAAATAAATCAGATAAAGAGATATATGACTATCTAATAGGGCAAAGTATTATAAGCAGACATAAAGAAAGAATTGATGATACTAGTTATACAACTACAGACTTTGTGAGATTAAATAATACAAAATATACATTATATGAAAATTATAACGGAAATCTTTCTACTGATAATTATGGACATCTTATTGTAACTCCGTTAAAATTCTGGTTTTGTCAGCAGAGACATAAAGCGATTCCAATATGTGCATTGAAACATCACAATATAGATATAGATTTAGAACTAAGACCATTTAGTGAATGTTATACTACATCTGGAACAGCAGATTCGAAAAATGTGACAGATGTATATCTTTTAGCAGACTATATTTTCTTAGATGACGATGAAAAACGTAAATTTATAAATAAAGAACATAAGTATTTAATTTCCCAAATACAAATGAATGAGTTTTCTATCTCGGCAAGTACAACATCACAAAATATGTTATTAAATTTTCATAATCCAATTAAAGAGTTAGTTTGGGTAGTTCAATTAGATTCTATGTCAACGGATAATGAATGGACAAATTTTTCAAATAATACATTAATATCTGAATTTCAAAGAGAAACATATAAACCTATTACCAAAGCAAAAATACAATTTGATGGTAAAGATAGAACAGAGAACTTAGAGGAAATATTTTATAGGAAATATGAAGTATTAAGGAAACATTCTGGAAATCCAGAAAGTTTCATATATGTTTATCCATTTGCGTTGGAACCAGAAAACTTTAAACAACCAACAGGAACATGTAATTTTAGTAGATTACATTCAGCCCATTTAAATCTAACCTTTAATAGTATTGGAGCATCAAAAGTCCGTGTATATGCTATTAGTTATAATATTTTAATAATAAAAGACGGAATGGGTGGAATCCTATATCAAAATTAATTTTTATACATATTCTAACATATTCTAATTTATATATATTTAAAAAAATATTTTGATTATATATAACATGAAAAATCAATTAGAACCATTACTTCAAGAAAATCCTCATCGCTACGTATATTTCCCAATAGAGTACCCAGATATTCATCATATGTATAAAAAAGCAGTAGCATCTTTCTGGACTGCAGAAGAAGTTAAGTTAGACAAAGATATGAAAGATTGGATAAAACTTACCGATGATGAAAAACATTTTATCAAACACATCCTTGCTTTTTTTGCAGCAAGTGATGGTATTGTATTAGAGAATCTGGGAATGCGTTTTATGAGCGAAGTTCAATTACCAGAAGCAAGAGCCTTTTATGGTTTCCAAATAGCCGTTGAAAATATTCATAGTGAAATGTATTCACTTCTTATAGATACATATATAAAAGATAGTGAAGAGAAAGCTTATTTATTTAATGCTATTGAGAATATTCCAAGTATTAAGAAAAAAGCAGAATGGGCTATTAAATGGATCAATGATGATGTATCTAACTTTCCAACGAGATTAGTAGCATTTGCTTGTGTAGAAGGTATATTTTTTTCTGGTTCATTCTGTGCTATATTTTGGTTAAAAAAGAGAGGACTTATGCCAGGTTTGACTGTAAGTAATGAGTTTATTAGCAGAGATGAAGGGCTCCATACAGATTTTGCTGTTTTACTTTATGGTATGGTTGTAAATAAATTAGATGAAGAGACCATTCATAGTATTATAAGTGAAGCAGTTTCTATAGAAAAAGAGTTTATAATAGAATCAATACCTTGTGCTATGATTGGAATGAATTCAACGTTAATGTCGGAATATATAGAATTTGTAGCAGATCGGTTATTATCACAATTGGGTTATAGTAAAATATATAATACACAAAACCCATTTGATTTTATGGAATTAATTTCTATTGAAAACAAGACAAATTTTTTTGAAGAAAGAGTAACATCGTATTCAAAGGCAGGCATTGGAAGAAGTCGTGAAGATATGACATTTTCTCTTGATGCAGAATTTTAATAAAATTGAAATAAATAATATAATAATTATATATTAAATAAAATGAATTATATGAGACTTGCTAGACGTATAACTACAAATATAGGTAATAGATATGTTTCAAATACAAAAAAAAATATTGAAAAGATTAATTATAATCTTGAAAAGATTAATTATGAATTACATATGAAGAATAAACAGCTAAATCAAAAAGTAAACCTATTAGAATATAGAATGAATTTGTTAGAATCAAACTATAGGTATAATGTACATAATAAGCTAAAAAATATAGAGAAAAAACTATTAGATATTACACAAAAAAATATTATAATTAGATTATCTGAATAAATTATTTTTGTATATATATTCTATTAATTATTTTTATTTATCTAAAATATATGACTCATAGTATATATTTTCGTATTTTACTTTATATTTATAGAAATGGGACCAAAGAAGACAAAGAGCTTATAAAATACATTTTAGAACATGAACGTATAAAAAGAGGTATGTGTTCTAATTTGTGCCGAGGTTAATAATAATTGAAAATAAGTAATGAATATTAATGTATCACAAAAAATATTTATATCCTGATGATTTCCTACAACGTAATGTAAGAATCCTAGTTAAACAAGGTTATGAAGAAGTCTCTATACTCTCTTTATTAAATTATTTAGTTAGTAAAGAGTCAAAAACACATGATATCCATTATTTGAATTATTTTTATAGAATTATTAATACAGAGTATCATAATTACAAAATAGAGAAAAAACAACAATAAATGGCAAAAACGGACAAAATTGACAAAAAGGGACATTTTGGACATTTTGGACATTTTTTTCGCTCATAAAAAATTTTTTTTTTTCAAAAAAGTTTTAAAAAATCGTTTCCCCCCCCCGATTTTCAGGATGAACACAAATTAAAAAAAACGCAATTTATGGGGTCAAAAAAACGCAAAAAAACGCAAAAAAGGTATAAGAATATGGTAAGAAAAACGCAAAAAAACGCAAAAAAACGCATTTTTGCGTTTTTTACGCAAAAAAAAACGCATAATTTTTGACACTATTTAAAAAGAAATATATTATGAATATATATTATAATGCCCCATTATTCTTGTAATTTTTGTAATTTTTTTTCAATTAACAAATATGATTACAAACGACACCTAAAAACCAAGAAACACAAAGAGAACGTTAGTCTCAATAACAATTATGGTACCGATACAGAGAACACGTATGTAAAAAAATATAAGAAAAATATCACCCAAAAGTGCAAAAAAATGAACACAAATGAACACAAAAGAACACAAAATGAACACAAAATGAACACAAATCAAAAAAAAATGTCCAAAAAATGTCCGAAAACATTAAAAAAATGTCAGAAAGCATTTAATTGTAGATATTGTGACAAATCATTTGCAACAAAGCCAAGTATGCGAAGACATGAATTGCATTATTGTAAAAATGTAAATGATATAGATTTAATATTAACTGTTAAAAATATGGAAAGAGACAAAAATGCTCTTAATAAACACATTGAGAAATTGATACAAAAAGTAGGTGATACAACAAATAATATTACAAATAATATTCAGATCAATGGATTTGGAAGTGAGAATACAAGTTATATTACAGAAAAAATGTTAGACAATTTATTAGTATATCCAGGAACAATGGTACCGCAATTGGTAGCTTTAACACATTTTAATAAGAATCATCCTGAAAATAAGAATCTAAAAATAACTAATATAAAAAGCAAGTATGTAAAAGTATATTCAGATGGAAAATGGATTTTACAAAATAAAGAGGATGTTATAGATAACATA